CAACCATGCCGACGACATGTGCTCTATATTATCCTAGGCGATGGATTAATACTTATATTAGCCCGCCATACGATAGCGACGATAGTGATGAAGAAGTACCAAATTTAATATAATATTAATAAAATAATATATTATAAAGTTAAGTAGTTTTTTCTTTTCAAAAAATTGAAATGCTTTTGACTGTATAAGGGAAGGTACCCCCCAGTATCCGAATAAACGAATACAAACTATTAGAAATGATGGACTATTATAGCGGTTTCTCTGGCCCTTCTAAAAGTGTCGCATTGGAACAAGTAAAAAGTCAATACAAAGCATCGTTGTTAGAAGCTTTTATAGAAGCTGGTAAAGAAGAAGATTTAGAAAGTTTATTAGAGGAAAGTATAACAGAAGGCGTGAATGAGATTTATGGGGATAGCGACGAGTGTCCTGGAAGCGCGACGGGATGGGCTATTTTTGTGAAATCAGATATTTTAAAGGCGATAAGAAGAATTCTAGGCGAAAAAATTAACAAGCAAAAAGAAAGTTGTAGTAATTGAAAAATGAGATGAGGCGGAGGTATGTTCCGGTATCAAAGGAGTAATATGAAGTTCCAAATATAATATTAATAAGATAAAATAAATATGAATTGGTTTGGTGGTATTTTTTCTCCCACAATAAAAAATATCCCGTTGTTGAGATATTTTTTATTTTTTTGATTTCTTTTTACCATGAAATGGATTTGACGCATTGTGGGTGGTATGACCCAGTCCTATTTGGACCACTAACTACTTCCAGAGTAACCTTATGAATCTGACTCACCATTTCATATATAAAACCACCCGGTAGAATCTTCATTAGGTCTTCCTCCTTGATGGGGATTTCACCTTCTATTTTCTGCCCCCGAATAAGAGTACTTCCTGTGTCGGATCCCTCCTGCTGCTCACCAATGAGTTCCATTATTTCGTCGAATAGAATGTCTGGTTCTTCTCCTGAAACCGCCTTGGCAGAAAGTTGATGAAGTGTAACGCCATGCGGCTGGGTTAAGATGGTTTCCACCCGGGGGGTGCAAAATACTTCTTTTCCACTAGTCGTAGGAAGCTCGTGCTGCTTATGAGGAGATAGATACTGAAGGTATACCACAACCGTCCTTTGCGATTTTAGGGCGGAGAAATTATCAGGAATCCACGCTCGTATCTGTTTGCCGGTGCTAAGCACACCACAACTTTCACCAGGGTTTTCCAACACTGTGCGTGTTTCCTCCGCAACTTTCAACCGATTTTCGTGCCCCTTCTTCTTAAAGGAAGGCTTGCTGAGATTACTTATCCTAAGATTTCTGTCCGTTACAATGTGAGCCTTGAGCCATTCTAGGTGTTTCTCTTCATTATTTGATACAAACTCGCTAGACGTAACATGGTCTCTGATAAGGTGCCTTAAATCCGTCTGACTATTCCCTTCCAACTCAGAAAGATCCAGAATTATCTTATCGGGGATAGTGCGCCTATGAAGACGGGTACCGGTTTTTTTGACATTCATGGCATTACGGGCGATTCCGTCGGCGATATACTCATCAATGTATTGTTTGGCTGACCTCGGAAGATAAATCTTCTGTTCGTTGCTAGAACCGGAGGCAGTGTAACCACAAAGTCGTCCAAGCAGACTTTGCAAGATAGTGTCCGATTTGCTATTAGGAGATGTCTCCAGTGCCCACGCGATATGGTCCTTCTTCATTCGCTTGCCCATACGACAACGACCTTTTAGTAGGATAACGCGATTAGAGCCTTGACCAAGCCAATCATTTATCTCCTCTTTCACATCACCATCAAACATCTGCACATCTACACCGCCCCTCTCACAAACCGCCCGCACCCATTTCTCTGTGGTTAGAGTAACTCTACATACACCAATATTTCGCTCCGGAGTCAGCAACCCGAGTGCCTCCTGGAGGATCCTTTCACGCTGTCCGGGTTGGTAATATATCAATTGTTCTTTCTCCACCCGGCTTTCTACCGAATGATAACCCTGTCCTGGGTCTAGAACAACGGTCTTCTTACTTTGGACTAGACGATCATTGTCGATTAGTTCCGAGAAACCGGTTGCTGAAACCGAAAGTACTAGATCTCCGTGTCTATTACTGCCTCCGGTTGGGTCTATTCCGTGTGTCTTGAAAAGCACCTCGGGTCGCTGCGCTTTTGTCTGTGCATAGTGAGATTCGTCCCATATCCACAAAATCTTACCTTCGGGACGTTGAAATTTTTTGAAATCCTGTCCGAAAATCACGTGGATGTTTTTTCGGGCTTCGCGTCTGTGAGCACCTGAACTGTGCGTGTTGTCTTCCATCCATATCCAGAAATCACTATCACCATTCGTGCACTGATCCACCATGTCAGTTCTGAGAGTAGTTTCCGACGAACCACACATCACTACGACATGATCAACCTCCTTCTTCATCAACATCTCAGCAGCAACCCACAGAAAGGTATCCGTTTTACCGGATTGCATCTGAGCCTGAAGAATACACCAGTTCACATGCTCAGAACTCCGGAAACCAAATACTATCTCCTCTGCTGCTGCGATCTGATTGGGGAAAACCATATTGACTTGTTTGAAACTTTCTTTTTGTAGGTTATATCGTTTATGCTTTAATGTAACCTACGGGTAAACTTTCTTTACTAACCCAAAAGCATTTCAATTTTTTGTAAGGGGTTTCCAGTATCCCCTTTACGTCGTTCCTTTAATTTTAATCTTTGAATATATATATGTATAAGATAGCAATACCCTCCTATAAACGAGAAAAAATATTACTCCAAAAAACGTTACCTACATTATTAAATAGTAAAATAAAACCAAAATATATATATATATTCGTTGCTAATTCTCAAGAGAAACGTAGTTACGAAGAAACGATTCCGAGAGAAATGTATAACAAAATAATCATTGGCAAAAAAGGTATAGCTAATCAACGGAATTTTATCCGAAATTATTTTAATACGGGAGACTATATCGTATCTATGGATGATGATATAGAAGGAGTCATGAAATTTATTAATGAAAAACGTCTAAGTAAAATTAATAATTTAGATGGCTTTTTTAAAAAAGCATACAAACTTATTAATAAAAAGAACATCTTTATCTGGGGAATTTATCCCGTGTCTAATCCATTCTTTATGAAAAATGGACCAGCAATATCTACCGATTTGAAATTTCTAATCGGTGGATTGCATGGATATATAGTAAGAAAGGATAAATCATTAAATCCTAGCCCTAAGTCAGAAGGAAAAGAAGATTATGAACAAAGCATACTATACTATATTAAAGATAGTAAAATCTTACGATTCAATAGAATAACAATAAAAACTAAATTTTTAGCCCCAGGTGGATTAGATAATATAACCAAACGATTTGAGATTAATAGACTTGCTGCTAAGTATTTAAAGAAACAATATCCACAGTTTGTTACTATTTTTCATAGAAAAAATGGCATGACAGAAATCAAAATTAAAGATAAGGACCATTCTACTACCAAGAAAAACAAAAACATTAAAAATAATAAAACGCGTAAAAACTAACGTTTTCTAGTTTTTTTATTATCTAATATACGTTTAATTGTTTTTAGATGCCGGTTTTTAAAGTTTCTTGGCTTATCTTTTGTCTTTCTCCAAATTTCGGTTCTTAAATAACATACCACTGACATTCTAATAGAATTTGGAGATTTAAATTTAGTAGGCAAATTACCGTGCCATTCGTGAACATCCATAAATAAAATATCACCTTCTCTGACATTTACGCCTATACCATATTGCGGTAAGCACGTTTCCCCTCCCGAATAGTCACCTTTTTGTATAACTGTTAAATTACCAAATCCTTCTCCATCGTCTCCTTTATCTTTATGAATAGATGTTTTAAAATTGATATTTACAGTTATCGTTGTAAACGCTGTCTTTGCAATTTTAAATTCAGTTTGGTTTGCTTTTTTTATTTGTTTTTTATAAAATTCTGGAAGTAACTGTTTATACCAGGTATTTATTTCTTTAATTAATTTTTCAGCGCTTCTCATCTTTTCGGGATATTCACTAGAGAATCGGGTTTCTCTTACTGATAATGGAGTTTTAATACCTTGCTGTTTAAAATACATTTTATGATTGGGTGCCCATTTATCAAAATAACCTAGGATTGCTGATTTAATAGGAACATTATGTTTTAGACATTTTTTCTTACTGCCTTGACTGCTTCCACGGTTCCTTGATACATTTGAACTGGTAAAATTATACGTAGCATTGTAAAATTGTTCTGTATTTTGTTTATTTAATTTATTTTTACGAAATTTTAATAATAATCGTCCATCGGTTGTATAAATATCAATATTTTCATTGATTATCGTATGAATTTGTGAGGGACGCACAAATGTATTTCCTAATTTATCCATTCTTACATCAGATATAATCTTCTCAACGACTAATCTTTTCATAATATATTATATATATTATAAATTATGCATTACGCAATGTCAGTTAGGTAGTTTTTTCTTTTCTAAAAATTGAAACGCTTTAGGAAGTATAAAAGAACCACTCAATCATGTCTTCTACTATTAAGCAAATTATTGAAAGCGTCTACTCCAATATGGCTACCGCAATAGAAGAACATCAATCTCTAGTCCAAGCAGAGATTATTCGCGTATTGGCAGAGAAGTACAAGACCGATGCCGATGAGGCAAAGGATATGGTCTTAAAATCCCACGAAGTGTCTAACTTACCCCCTCCTATAATATATCAAAAAAACCCTATTACCTATGGCGATATTAGCGCCTTTACATCGTCCACAAAATCGTTAAACGATAAAAATAACACACTTAGAGAACGGATAACTGGTGCTATTATTAATAAACAAATACCAGAGAATTATTATACCAGTTCAGATAAATGGATGGCTTTGAAACTAGAAATAAATAACTACATTGCTTTGATAGCTGGTCCTATAGCGTCGTGTGACACAGTCAGATGTGAACACAAAGGTGGTAGACAATTCCATTATGATTTTGGTCTTATTATTAATGATACTACGGATCTCCATATAGAGTTAAAATTTAATACTACTCAAGTGGGGGACGCACCGCAGTTCGTTTCACCAATGTATCCGAGTCAGTATACAACCACATCATTCGAATCGTTATATTTTGAGAATTATCTACCTTTAATAGCCGCGCATGGCAACTTAGAACTCCCTAACAGGGAAATCTACATGAAGGAAATACATAATAATAAACCCGCGTGTATGAAAGCATATCAAGAGAAATATTATAAAGGGTGCCAAGGAAGCAGTAAATTTACTAACGACGAAGCCGATATAGTATTCTATCAATACTGTAAGGAGCAGTCTAAATCCTGTATAGCTGAGTTTATCTCCAGCACAGAGTTAGATATTGAAATGCTGTCAGCCTATTTAAAATCCACACAAAAAAATAAAATTTATATGCTATACAAAGATGGCAAGTTTCATGTTGAATATGTAAATATGGATAACTATGAGTTGATATCCTATGAATCACAGCCCAGCAAATCGAGGTTCGTAGCAACCTCTAAAACAGGTAACAAAATAATAATTTTGTTACGATGGAAAAATGGAAATGGTATAGCTTATCCCGCTTTTCAAATATCATAAATAGGAAGTATATATTTAAGTTCTGTAGTATTTATTGCGTTATTACCAAAGTATAATTTAATAAATCGTTTGGTTCTTGGATCATTTAAAGAAGTAATTATTTTTTCATATAATATACTTAATGCGACATCGGTTATCACGCCCGAATAATTAATACATATCAAATGATTTTCTATCAGATATTCAAACCCTCCTTTAATTAAACAATATTGAAAATTATAAACTCCCTTACCATATCCTCTATTTATTACTAATAATGGCTTAGTTACACCCGGTTTATTAATATAGTTTTTTTTATCTATATTAGTATATTTTTTGACTACTAACTCATTATTTAATACATCAGAACTATATATTAATCTGGTTTTTGTGGTATCATCTGTTAATATTGATTTACATTGATTCCAAACTACCGTACCGACATTAACATCAAATTGTAAGTTAGATAAATTATTAGATTTATCATATAATAATTTTAACTCTATTATATTTGTTTCTGTCCCAAAGATAACATACCCATTACGTCTTAAAATATAGCCATCATTATCCGGTGTATTCATGGTTTTTTGAATTATAAGAAGAATGGTTGGTTGCTTTGTTTCTATATAGTCATCATTACATTCTACTATATGGAGGATATTACAATACTTATTAATATATTTTCTGGTTTTGTCATAATACAAACAATTCAAGAAATTATTAGGTAATATAAAACTCAAAATTCCGTTCTCTTCTAATAAAGTTATCGATTTTATAATAAATAGTACAAATATATTAGGACGTCCATCAAAATATTCATAATACATATTATCTACATCGGCTTTTTTCATCACAAAATATGGTGGATTACCTATTATTAATCCATATTTTGCCGAAGGACTATACGTTAAATAATCTTGGCATATGATAGAAACATTCTGTTTAGAGAAATGTTTTATACCATCATAAATAATATCATTTAACTCTATCCCTATTATTTTTAAATTATCAAAACGGGTATTCAACGCATGTATATACTCACACGAACCACAAGATGGCTCTAGAACATTGGTACCTGTTTTTATATATGGGTCCAGTAATTTTAAGTTTAACTGAATAGTAGACGGTGGTGTGAAATAAATTCCATTATTTTTCTTATCTACCTTACTTATTTTTTTAGTTAATAGATGTGAAAGGGTGCTATAATCTGAAGTCATTTATATTAATTCATTCATTTCTCTATATTATAATCATCAATTTTTTGGAAAATTCCTTACTTCTTTTCAAAACACCAACACAACATGCACAAATAAATGCGAAATCTCCTTATTACAATAGATATCCTCCTCATTTATTACCGGAATTCCTTTATTCAATAACTTGATGGTTTGGGATCGTTTGATATGAAGGGAATCCACGGGAATAAGTATCTGCTCTTTATATACAGTTATTTCTATATGTTTGTCATGTAAAATAGAGGATAAGGTGTGGGTTGTAGTGAAGTGTATATTATTTTGTTCGTCAATAGATATATCAGGGCTGAGAGAAGGAATACATTTAACAGTCAAGGGATTATTCGAGGTATTAAAATACACTTCTTCATGCCATAATGGAATATAATAGGCTTCTTTTTTATAGTTTAATTTATAGATATTCGCCTCATATAAATCTTGTATTGTGGGCTTTATAATATATATGTTTTTTCCTTTGCTATTCTTTAATAGTATCTTTTCAAATTCATCCATTAACGGCTCCGGTATCATAAATATATCATTGTATTTTTTAAAAATATAATACACATTTAGCGCACGGGTCGTATCTAACTTTTTATACATATTAATGCTATACTCTTCTTTGAGTTTTACCATTTGACCAAGTATTTGAATAAGGATGGAATCTTTAGTATTGACATGATCAACGAATTCTTTTAATAAATCTTCATACGTGTAGGTTTGCGTGTCGTTCGACAATAAGGTATACGCGGCATGTATTTGTATGAATTCATCTTCGGTATTAGAGTTGGTTTTATCCGGATGATATTTCAAAGCATTCCGGCGAAAAGACTGCTTTAATTCTTCCTTTGTAAAATGTTTATTTAACTGTAGTATTTTCAGGGCACTCTCCTTTGATATGGTGGACATCTTTTATTAAGGTTAGTACATACTTTTCTAAATGAAAAATGCTTCTATAATTATTATTATATAATTTCATGAACTGATGGGTTTTTATAAATATATCCATGCTATTTCTCTCGGTAATATATTTCTTAACATACAAATCCGTAATCACATAATTAATTAACTCCATAATATCCACATTATACTGCAATATATTATACAACAACTGCCTCATTCTTTCTATATTAAAGTTTTCCACATCTAATATAAAATCTACAATCTGAATAAATACCTTATCCCCAAAGATAGGTAATTCTACATCATATACAAACTCGTTTAAGGACACATATGGCTTGTATTTCTTACCAAATACCTTCAGAATATTCGTTTTACTTGGTTTTGCTATATTAATCATATAACACTTATTTCTTATACTCTCCGGTATAAAGGAATAGGCTGACGTCAGTATCATATACGAAATATCTATCCCCTTTAAATCGTTCTTTTGCATATAACAATCAAATACTTTCAATAGGTCGGAATGAATCGTTTGAAAATTAGAACATAAGATATAGATATGTGGACGGGTTCCGGCCATAGCTTGTATTGCAACATATATGCTATGCCATACATTTTTGGCTTTACATCCTAATAGTTCAAAATTAACTTCCATATGGGTATCCGTAATCTTATAATAGGTTTCGTCATCATTAGCATGATTAATATTGATTTTAGTTTCATATTTCAAGTTGCTCTTGCTGTGTAATTTTAATATATTTATGGCTTGGGTATATTTCCCCGAACCAGTCGGACCATATAAAATGATATTACGTTTCGCTAATAATGGATAAATAGGTTGAATGGTCGGATGTAACGACTTGGTATGTATATAATCACTACACTTTTTATGCATATTGATTATTATTTACGGCTTTCTAATATAAAACGTAAATTATATATTTAACTATGCAAACTCATTTAATTATTAATAAACTAAGTATTCATAATATATATGTTGCTCCAATACAAGAAAATAAAATTTTAAATAATAGTAAATATACTAAATTGTTGTATTCTACTGATATTATTACCTTAAACGGTCTTTTTTTTCATATTCAGTTACCTAAATACCGATACTACAAACATTTTAATAAATATTATATATCCTTTGATAATATTCCGAGTACCTTATATAATGTTATGGCCCTAGAAAAAGCCGTTTTACACAAACACTTTCCTACAAAATTACCTACTTATAATATTTTTAACATGGTTCAACATAAGCAACTGAATTATTACTCAAGCACTCATATCGCTAATCCAGGTTATTTAATCCTCAAAATCTCAGGAATATGGAGCAACGAAACGGACTGCGGGCTCACCTTTCGCATTTACCCATCCGTTATTACAAAATAAGTATTAAACACTCTTATACGCGACACCGTTATCACCAATAACCAACAATTCAATAACGCCAATACAAATTTAGCCATTATAGAACTTCCATCTTGATTCGGTTTTTCTAATACTTTGGCCATAAAATATTGTAATATTAAGCCAACACATACCAATATTTGTGATAAAGTATCATACAATTTGTATTCTTTAGGTGGTTCAGCCGTAGAATTACTTATCTTAATAGATGAAAAAATATACCAGATACATATTAATTGTACTACCGTAACTAATATATTAAAAAATACTACCGCTTTATGACTACTAGACACCATCCCGCTTAGGGTTATTATCCACATAGCTTGCATAAATATAACGACAAAATATCCTGCCGCTGCTGCTCCATGACCACCTACAAGAGTAATAAGCATTCCAACCGCGCTTATAATAAATATTATATCTATGTGTTGTAAAATCATACTTTTTGTTGCCATATATATCTACGGAATATTTTAAATGTTATAGGTTAAATATATCCAGTCTAATAATTTTTTATTATCCAATTGGAGAGATGCATCTAATTTATAAAATTTGGGCTTCTTCATTTTGGTCGTTTTATAATAAATATATTTACCATATTTTCCTTCCCTAATACTCGTCGTTTTATTCAAGGTTATTATTGGTGTAAATAATTTTACCGCCTCCTCTAACGTTAATGTCGTATTCTCTCCCATATTTTTATTTTGACCATTCCATTGTACATAATATCCATATGGACCCGACTTAATATACACCGGCTTCTCCTCATGAAACCCTATATGCTTTTCCTTAGCACTATCTACCACCTCTTCTACGCTATATTTACCTTCCTTTATCAGGTCATAATCGATATCCTTTTTTACCTTCTTAAATATCACCTTTCCATCCTTTTCATACTTTACCGTTGGGCCATATTTACCTATCATAAATACATGATCCTCATCTATCTCATATTCAATCTTTTTATTACTCAGTTTCTTGGATAATTCTTTTATCTTATGGTGCGCCTCTTTGCATAACTTCGGATACAATAAATCGCCATTTGCTATCTTATCTAACTCATCCTCTAACTTCTTGGTATAATCATAACAAAATAACACCTCATAATACTCCAGCAAAAACTCCATCACCATTTTTCCTACCGGCTTAATCACCAATTTTCCCTTCTCTCCTCCTAACTCCCGCTCAATCTCTTCCTCTATAATCTCTTCACCCACCACCTCATAATCTATCATCTTTACCTTCTTACCTTTTATCGTCTCCTTGCACACATACTTTCTCTCCTGTATCTTATCCACTATCGCAGAATAAGTCGATGGCCTCCCTATTCCACGCTTCTCTAACTCCTTCACCAAACCCGCCTCCGTTAAATGCAACCGACGCTCCTCTATCACAAACCGTGCCGTCAACTTGCGATAATCTACCTCTCCCTCCTTCAGTTGCTTGAAATAAGGATACAGATTACCTGCCGGCTCCTTATAATCCAATACCTTCCAACCCAAAAATATCTCCCTCTCCTCCATGTGTTTATACACACACCTACTAGGCGCACTAATCGTCACCTCTAACACCTGAAAAATTGCATCCGACATTAAACTACCACACGCATTCACCCATATCATATTATATACCCGCTTTTCTCTCCCCACCAACGGTATATCCCTTGTATTTATATCCGTTGGACGAATCGCTTCGTGTGCTTCTTGGGCGTTAGCTTGTTTGTTGGTGGCTAATGCTTTGGTATAATTAGCCCCCCATTTATCCGTTACATATTGATGAGTGAGTTGTATAAATTCATCACTATATAGTTGGCTATCGGTTCTCATGTACGTAATATATCCCTCTTCATATAGGGTTTGACATATTCTCATGGTTTCTTTTGGAGAGATTCCTAATTTGGTATTAGCAGTTTGTTGAATGAGGCTAGTGGTGAAAGGTTTAGGGGCGGTTTTTATACTCTTTCTCTCTTTTGCTTTTTTTAGGAGATGAGAATGAGTAACGGATGCTTCTAAAAAGGGGTCTATGTTTGCTTGCGGTATCGTTTTATTTAAGGTAAAGGGTACATTTTTATTCGTAAAATATCCTTCTACTCGATATACTACCTTTCCTGGATTCTTCTCAATCTCTCGCTCATTATCATATATTAGTCTTAAAGCAGGTGTCTGACATCTACCAGCAGAGAGATGCTTTTTGTAGGAGACATGTTTCCATAAATAAGGACTAATAATAAAACCCACCAATAGATCCAAGATTTGCCTTCCTATAGAGGCATTTACTACACGCTGATTCAAAACCGTTGGATTTTGTACGGCATGCAAAATGGCTGATTTGGTTATCTCTCTAAACACTATTCTTTTTGTAGTACTAGGTAATTTAAATAATTGACTAACGTGCCAACCTATCGCCTCACCCTCTCTATCATCATCCGTCGCAATATATATCTCTTTTGCATTCGCAATGGCATACTTTAGTTTTTTTATACTGGGTTTTTTAGCCTCAATGGCTGAAAAGGTGGGATGATATTGTGCATCAATATCATCCAACGAATTTAATTTTGTAATATGACCGGAAGTCGCTACACATTTATAACCGGCACCCAAAAAGCCCTCTATCTTTTTGCATTTAGACGGGGATTCCACGATGATTAATTTGCTCATACTGTATAGTTATACGGAATATCTAAATTATTTCAATTATAGCTTAAATGTTTTATGTTTTTTAAAATTTAAAATTGAGTTAGAAGATAGTTAAATATAATAATTATTATGGTAAAAACAAGATATGTTCTTGAAGTGTTGCAATTTATTACAGAAAAAAATGGAGAGAATGGTTGGTTAGCACAAGGGGGGGAAATCAAACATATGAAGGGAAAATTTAAAACAAAAAATAATGCGGTATCATACTATGATAGACATAATCCACATATGAGATCATTAAATGCTCATAATACTTATTGTAGTGACTGGGGCCCAAATACAAAACTACTTTATATTGTACGAAATGATTATCTTATAAATAGTACCATTGATTGTTTTGCTATACAGGATAATCCGATGGATGAAATAATGAACGGAGTTGGTATGACTGAATGGAACTGGTTAAAATAGTTTTTATATCTTAAATGTTATGTAGTTTATTACACCTTTGAACATTTAAAACGCTGTTTAATTCTATTAATACATATACTTTTCGTGATATTATTTGCGGTTGATTATGTAAGTCGGGATGGTCAATTTTAACAGAAGTATTACTCACACTGAGTATTTTTTTACGATATGTTTTCCTCTAGATTTAAATAGTATTTCGTATCCAATATATTCATATGCGTTTTGTGGACTTAATCTAATAAGTTCCATTTGGTTTAAACGGTTTTCATTTTATTAAAATCCTTCCATTTAATATTTTTACCCTTTCTAAACTTGATTCCTTCTTTTGTACCGTTGTCTAATCTCTCTGCCTTTAGCAACGCGCTATCAATATACAGTTTCTTTAATAATTTACCGATTTCAAAAGACGCCTCATGCTGATCCGACCTCCCCTCCTCTATATCCCTTAGTTTAGCGATAAACGCGTACAAAATAACCACGTTTAATTCACCCTTTAACAATTTATTATAAATATCCATATACTGCCTCGACATGAAAGAACATTGACTAAAACACATATCCGATATTGCCTCCTTACCCAACCTACTATACTTTTTCTTTATCTCACACATACGATTTACATCCTGCAACAATAAACCACTATGTTTAAGTTTTTTAATATTCTCCGTTTGGTCTTTCACATTATTAACATTTATCATTTTTGCTAAATTCAATCTCTCCTCGTTATTCATATAATTGGATATATGATTTTATTTTTATATATATTATATATAACTAATGGCTAATCCTTCATTAGCTAGCCACATAGGCATTGTTCCTACTCAAGGAAGTATTCAATCCATTACTAATCAGATTAAGGGTATGCAAAGTTATCATAATATAAGTCAAACATTGAATAACGCACAAAATACCCAAAAACAAATATGTTCTAAAGCTTATCCAGGTTTAACCTTGTCACAGCATGGGGGAAAGAGAAAACGCACCAGCAAACGCAAACACACACGCAAATGCAAATGCAAATGTAGGGGCAAATGCAAATGTAGGGGCAAATGCAAATGTAGAAAAACACGTCGTCGTCGTAAATCCTATAAAAAGAAAAGAAAGTAAAATTATATATTAAATTATATTATATGTCTGATGCTTTTTTATCTGTAATTATCATCCTTTTGTTTGGATCTATATACTTAATAACTATTTTAGGAACAAATATATCGCATATAAAGAAGAATTGGTCGTTGTATAGATGTAACCCAATAATAATGCCGTTTGCCTCTTACTTTGGGGTAGATTCGGAAGACAATATGCAAAAATGTACAATGAATACTCAATCCAGTTTTATGGATGCCTTTTTACAACCGCTTCATGCTATGCAAGCATCCTCCCTCACTCAGCAACATACAATGCACGAAAACCATAAAACCTCTACCTCTACTATCAATAAGCACCGTGGTTTAATGGCCTCCATGACTTCTGGCATATTTAATAAATTAAACAATGTATTAATTGAAATGACGAAAACGGGCCTTACCATGGAAGATAATATGGCCAGAGTTCAAGGTCTATTTACAACCGTATTTTACATGTTTAGAAGCACCATATTTGTAGTGGAGAGCATCGCTACTATTATAGTAGAATTCCCTTTTTATTGTTTCGCCAAAAACACCATTATTCCCACTTTACATTACGGGAATAAACCTATCCAATACCTCACACCCGGTACCATTCTCTCTGATAAATCGGTTGTTACCGCCACCATGATATTAGACAGCACTGGACAAGACGCCTTCTTTCTAGACAACACCATCGTCACTGGTTCCCATAAAGTACTACATAATACTAAATGGATATACGTGAAAGACCACCCTGACGCCATCACTCTACCACCCCTAAACGACCCAATCTACTGCTTCAACACCACCAATAAAACCATAAAATTACACAATACCACCTTCTCTGACTGGGATGATATAGAAGAAAAAGATTTAATTACCCTCAATAATGAATGCGGTACCACTCTACCTAGTCCATTAGTATTTGAAAATATCCACCAATATTTAGAGGTAGGATTTCATCCAGATACAACCTTTGAGATGAAGGGGGGTGTTTTCAAACCGATTAGAGAAATACAATTAGGAGAAATATTGGCTTATGGAGAGATAGTGACGGGTTGTGTAACCATACAAGGAAATGTCCCACTATATTATCATGAAACGGATGTTATAGGCACGGCCAATATTCAGGTGGATAATGCTCCAATAAAACCATACATCGGAACAACGGACCGGTTGTATCATTTATTAACAAATACTGGTACGATACATAGGACTAGCCGAGTATGGAAGGATTATAATGATGGATTGGAGAGATTTTTTGAATAATTTATAATCTAATCTTTTTTTAATGCTAGAACAGATTAATAACATATATAAACAACTTACCTATAATGATTTAAATGGAGTCTCTATAGTGGTGTCTGTATTATTAGCGATTATATTTATAGGATTAATTACCTATTTTTGTATCCAAATTAATATAAAATTACTGCGAAAAGATTGGCCTCTTAATAGATGTAATCCACTTATTATGCCGTTTGCCGGGCTAATAATGCCCCAATCAACCCAATCCGCCTGGGAATATACCGAGTCCAATTTTTCTTATTGTTCCATGACTATTCTACGCAAATTAGCCACCATAGCAACCGAACCTATCCATATGATGGAAGAAGCCATCTTAGCAGTAGAAAATTTAATACTAGAAGCCATTAGTGAAATTATTCGCCTCCTCAATTTAATAAAAAAATATATGATTGAACTACTTCAATCGTTTTTTAATAAATTTCAAAATATTATTATTATTCAACTACAAAATGGTCTTGTGTTAAGTGACATAATGCATAGAGTAAGCGGCATCATGACTACCCAATATTATATGGCTATTTCTATGTGGAATACTTTTGGTTCAGCAATGAATACCATGTGGTTTAATATCATGACTTTATTTTCCATTATATTTGCTGCGGAATATGCTATAGCTGGTGTAGTAGCCGCTATGGTAATTTTATCAGTATTCGCTCCATTTCTATTGATTCCAGCGGGTATTGCTGGAATAGCCGGATTAGCTGTATTAGTGGCTTCTATAGTTATTTGTATGGGCGTTCTATGGATCGGTCCTCTAATTAATTTGGTATTTGATACCCATACACCTCAACTTACTCCAGGAGACCCAACGTTTTTTTGGAAAAATACCAAACTTTGTTTCGCCAAAAACACTATTATCCCTACCTTACATTATGGACCCGTTCCTATCCAAAGTCTCACACCTGGTACCATTCTCTCGGATCAATCTACCGTTACCGCTACCATGATATTAGACAGCACCGGTCAAGACCCTTATTTTCTAGATAACACTATCGTCACTGGTTTCCATAAAGTACTACATGACAAAAAATGGATATACGTTAAAGATCATCCCGAAGCCACTCCCCTACCACCACTTAACGAACCTATATATTGTTTTAACACAACTAGCAAAACCATTAAACTACACAACACCATCTACTCCGACTGGGATGATATAGAAGAAATCGACCTACTAATCCTTAACAATGATCGCGGAAACACCTTACCTGAGCATATAGTATTTGAAAATATACACCAATATTTAGAAGTTGGATTTCATCCAGCTACGTCCTTTGAGATGAAAGATGGAACTAGCAAATCTATTGGAAAAATACAATTAGGAGAAATATTAGCAAATGGAGAGATTGTTATCGGTTGCGTGGCAATACTAGGAGATGTCCCACTATATTATCATGAAATAGATGTTATAGGCACCTCTAATATTCAAGTAGAGAATACTCCTATAAAACCATATACTGGAACAACGGAACATCTCTATCACTTACTGACCAATACCGGAAGTATACAACGAAATAAATATGTATGGAATGACTATAATAATGGATTAGAGAGATTTTTTGAAATAAATAATTATATTAATTAATATATATATAATGGTTAAAAAAAGTTATAAAGTTACCTGTTTTGCATTATTAGCTTTTCTAGTTGTAGTCATATGTTTACAGTCCTCTTACGCAGAAGGATTTACTGCTTATGGGTCTCGTGTAGATGAACTTGATAGTTCGCCGTGGGTAACAGATGTAAAGGCATACAATAATTCAATGACTACTAATAAACGTAGTGATTACAAAGGAACACCCGTTCCACTGCCAGACGAAGAAATGTTCTATTTTAAGGATAACCAGTTTAAACCAGAATGTTGCCCGGCAACCTATTCAACCTCCACCGGTTGTGCATGTATGTCAGTAGACCAAAAAAATTATTTAAATGAAAGAGGAGGAAATAGGACGTTCTCTACCAGTTATTAACCTACATATACATTGAGGATACTACACTATTCTTTTCTACTTTTTTAATTAATTTTTGCACCAATTTACACGTTACAGCCACCGGAAACGTAACCGTTAATGACATGTCTTTTTTAAAAATATTAGATCCACCATTCATTAGGCGATATAAATTTAATTTCGTATATACGATTTCTAGACAACGTTTCAAGTTTCTAACCCCCTTCTCTTCCAGAGTATAATGTTGAATGATATATTTAATAGTATCCTCCTCTAATACCACTTCTGTGTCACTAAAATGAACCGACTCCCTAATTTTAGGAATTAAATGCTTAGTAGCAATAACCGTTTTTTCTTGCACAGTATATCCTTTAGTCTCAATCCTATACATTCTATCTTTTAGAATAGAATTTATTTTTGACTCATCATTATAGCAAAAGATGAATAAACATTTACTTAAATCAAAATCTATCTCTGAGAAATATTTATCGTGAAATTTATCGTTTTGGGTAATATCAGTTAAATGCGTTAATATTCCAGTCAACTCTTCTCCTTTAGGAGTGTCGCTAATTTTATCTAATTCATCAAACAAAATGATCGGATTCATCATTTTACCTCTGATTAAAATATCAATAATAGAACCGTTTCTAGCACCTTCATACGTAAAACTATGCCCTTCTAATACTGAACCATCTGAATTTCCTCCCAGCGCCATAAATGCAAAATATCTATTTAAAATTTTACTAATACCTTCCTTTACTAACGTAGTTTTACCTGTACCCGGAGGACCCTGTATAGCAATAGCTGTACCAGCCGATTGCGGGTTCGCAATCCATTGACCAACTAACTGCATAATTTGTAATTTGACATCATCCATACCATACACCGCATTATCTAAAATATCCATGGACGATTTCATAAACGCATGACACTCCTCTTTACTAGAATCCGTCACATTCACCGGAATACTTGAATAGGTTCCAAAAGGTATTTGCATAAAGGTATCAAGCCAATGCTTCAGTTTAGCATGTTCTCCTCCTCCTGAATCCATTGATTTTAATGCTGACACCTTTTTTAACGCACAACCTTTAAATTCAATCGGGATTTTAGCATCCAGAATACGAAACCTATATGGCATATCTATATTCATTGTCGCAGTAACCATTTGCAATTTAGATAACATGGACGTTTGTGTTTCCTTCTCTAGCGTTTTAAAATACATTATTTCATTCAAATTACCTTTTTTATTTACTAATTTTCTATATTCCTTAAGATTAGATAATTTTACCTTTTTATCCTGCTTATCTTTAGCATTTTCTATAGTCCTCTTTTTTGTATTAGCTAATTCAGTGATTTCTTTAATTAAAGGCGAACTATATTTATTACCCAGTTTTTTTGACTGCTCCAACACCAGATTCACTAATTCTAAATCTTCCTTTGAAGTATCTTTTTTAATTTCCGCCATATAGCAACTTTCACATATATCATAATCACACTTGCGACACCCATACATTATACTATCCATCTTCATATTTTTAACTTTAGGATTATCGGAATTCTCTTCGCAAATATTACACCACCAACCTTCATCATCCACCGCAAACTTCTTTAATGGTTTCACACATAAACACTTGCCCATTTCTCGTTCTTCTTCCTCATACTCCTCATCCTCTTCTTCCTCATCCTCTTCTTCATCCTCTAACCTGGAACCACCGATAGTCAAAATAATATTAAGCTTCGTATCTTTCATATCCTCATCCTCATCCTCATCCTCATCCTCATCCTCATCCTCATCCTCATCCTCA